TTTCTTTCTCGGTAACAGATAGCTTGTTCCATAGCTTGTCTGGTCTGTTCATAGAGTAACCTCTATAGCCCCTTCTTTTAAAGTAATATAAAAGTCTTGGCTTGTTATTTTCACACAATAAAGGCATTCCATAAAATACGCATGCCATAAGGACATCTTCAAAAAACATCTCAGCAGTTTGAGGCCTTGCTACATACTCTAAAAAGAAAGTACTTGGCGGAGCGTCTTCCATACTAAATTTGGTTAAACCATGCAAAGCACCCTTGGATCCTCTGCCGTCAGTTGTACCTGATATATCGTAACTATCACAACCAAAAGCACCCATGTGTTCATTGCCAGGATGTTTAACGCCGTTCTTGATTACTTGCCTGTTCTGTATACTATATTCAGGTGTCCAAGAAATTAAAAATCTTCCTTGAGGGTTTGGCGTAAATACCACCTTGGTATCTTTAATACCGTTTTCCCAATGAAAACTACCTTTAGTTAATACATTGCTGTTCCTTAGATCTTCGTTGTAATCTATTTGTTCGTATATTTTTGCTAAATTAAATATACTGTTTTTTGTTTCATCTCTGAAAGCGTGTTCCTCTGTTCTAGGAAATTGTCGGTAAAACTCATTTAGAGCGTCCTGGTCGCCTTTTAATCCATCAACCTCATTATTCCAGTGCTCTATAACCCCGACGCCTATAACGTCTCCGTGTGGGTCCACAGTGCCTTCTTCTGGCGTATTAAATACAGCGTGCCCGTATTCATCTATAAAGCCTTCGTAATTCCATTCCATGGGAATAAACAAAGAATACAGCCCGGATCTAGTTTGACCGTTGGCATTCCTTTTAGTTACGTCTGAGCTATTATATAGCTTTTTAAAATTCTCTCCTCCTTTATCTAATGCGTTTGATGTTGATCCCATCATGCACTTACCAATAATACGACTACCTAATCTTAATGTTGTTTTCGTGACCCTCCAGTTGTTGAGGATGTTGTTCGGCCTTTCCCATTTACCGCTCTCATCGTGGACGAGGAGTTTAAGTTTCTCCCCATCGTACGCGTTGTCCCCTGTGTTCTTCCAGTCAATGGTGGTATCGAGGCCCGTGAGCGATTCCGTCTTGTCATTCGAATCGAGTCTGCGTCGTGTGAATTTGGACGCGGGTACTCTGTATGCGAGTTCTGTCTTGGGACGGTCCATTCCGTCTTGTATTGGTTTGAAAAAGAATGGGTAGTTAACAGATATGGGTACAACCTTATCGGTGAACATTTTCTTCGCATCGGCCCCAGATTTGGACAATATTCCAATCCGTGCATCGCTTGATATGGTTGCGAGGTTAACTGTCTCCCCTGACCCCATGAACGAAAAACCCGAACGTCTGTTCTTAAGATAACACATACCATAACATCTTCTGTCGGCTTTACAAGCTTCCCAGAATATGAAGAATAATCTGTTTGATTCTCTAAAGTCAGGTTGCCCAACGTCAATCTTGGTCCACTGCAAGTACATAAAGTGAGTACCAGTAAGGTAAGTATCCACGCCTTTATTATTGAACCAATGACCGTTTTCTCTTTTGTTGAAATTTTCATCTATGTATTCTCCCCATTTTGTTTTGAATCCCTCAGGGTAATCCCTCCAATCAAAAATGCTTTTTATGCCTTTCAATTCTTTTGGGTATTCCTCTGGAGTCCATTTGTTAGTAGCTTTACTTAATTTGCCTGGAGATTTAGGCAGCGCTATCTTTAGATTCTGTATCTTATAGATTTCACCTATTTGTCCAGTCTTGCTTATAACAACAACATCGTGTTCCTTGTTATAACCATATTCCCATTTTTTACCTTTATTAAGCCGCGTAATTGTTGTGCGTCTTATAGGTTCTATTATTTTATATAGTTCTTGGGTATACATTATTTGGATCTATTTTCAGCAAATCCACCAAAGCTAGTAGTTTCAACTTCTTGTCTAGGTTTGCCTTCGAGCATTCTTTCTTCCTCTTCAATACGGTTAAGTATTTCAAACGCGTCAAATATAGCTAGCTTTTTTGTAGCTGCTGCATTCTTAAGTCTGTCTGCTGAAATGTCATCGTCTGAATCCACGATGTCTTCTTTTGCTACTTTAATGAGTTCCTCTACTGCTCTGTGCCCAGCTCGGATTATATTCCTCTTCGTTTCCTTTATGTCCATAATTGATTGTAATTGAATTGTTGGGTACTCGGTATAACCTCTGCCCTTCTATAATAAACTCGTATTCTGATGTAGGTATAAATCCTACTATATTATCTACTTCTAAGCCGCAAGTACAATATTTAACCACGCCTATTAGTGGCTTTTCTTTTTCAATAGAAAACATTTTAGTTTCCTTGATTGGGGCAACAAAACAAAAACCTTCTAAAGCTTTCCATTTGCCGTCTCTTTTGTATGCGTATATCTGATCCGGCTGTGCCAAATAAGTTTCTTCTGTTAAATAGCTTTTACTATTTTTTTCTTCACCTCTTACATCTCTGAATCTTCTAAACACATTGTGATGTAATATTACTTCATCTCCTTCTCTAAGCTCTTGGTATTTTTTAGCTAATGGTAAACTTAGTACAACCCCTACCCTATTTGAGTACTCGTGGTTTTGTAACTCAGTGTTTAATAGTAATTCTTGCCCTTCAATTGTAGTCTGTCCTGTTGTTCTGCCTCCCTGCGGTGTTACAAGGTAATTAAATACACTTTGCATTTTACCATGAAATATTATATTCTACAGATATTGACATGTTCTTGTTGAAGTCCTTCCAAGGCATAAGTATATCCCCTTTAGATATATACACAGTGTATTTGTTGTCTTCCTCTATAATACTATCTATAGTATGCCCGCCATATACTTCCTGCCCTACAGCATAGTGCATTGCGTCATTCTTATAATCTTTGCCTATACTAATCTTTCTTATTAACTGCATTTTCTGTAAATTTACCAGTATTAAGATCGATGCTTACGTCTCCGTATTTAGAGGCAAGTATTTTTTGAGTGCTTTCTACTTCTTTAGTGAATAATAATATTTCGGCTAGAAGTTTAGCCTTGTGTGCTTCAAGCCCACCTATTTGCATTTGTGTTTCGTTTACACGATTTACAGCTTCTCGCAATTCATTTAATTCAGATTCGCTAAGCTGGTTATCTTTAACAACTTCAAACTCCGTGTAGTCTTTTTCTTTTTTCATTTAATTAAATTTAATTTTTACTTATATGGAAACATCTTGTTTAATGTTTCTTTTCTTTTATCACAACCGCAATCCCAGGGCAAAGCCTTAACAGCTTTTTTAATTCCGGTTACGGTTGTAATTTTTTCTATTGTATCTCCTAGTCCTTTTGCTTTCACTTTTTAAAGTAATTCATTTTCATAGGTGATTTCTTTTTAAAGAAACCCGTGTTTTTCATTGTAACAGGTGTTCCTAGGTCTCTTTGCTCATCCGTAGTTTTTTCTCCTTGCTGTACATTAACATCGTCCAGCACCGTGTTTTTATTTCCTGAAAACCCAGTTTTACCTTGTTTAGATTGTATTTGCGCGTTTCTTACTTCAGAGTCCGCAACTTTTTTTATTGATTGAGATGCAGTTTCTTTTCTAGCGCGTCTTTGTTCTTTTGCATCATACAATTCTGGATGTTTCCTGCGGTTGGCTTTATCTTGTTTCCTTTGGTATTTTTTTGCATTACGAGCTGCTACCTTAGCTTTCCTTAAGTTATTACGAGTACCGTAAGCAGTTGACGCCTCTCCTGTGCGTGCCACTTTTTCAATAATAGCGGTTTTTGTACTTTCTTCTTCACCTTCTGTTCCGCTAGTCCCCGCTCTAGAAGCGGCTTCGTCTTTTGCTTTAGCATCTGCTCTTCTCTTATTAGCTTCAGCTGTCATAGCTGGGGTAATTTTAGAGGGGTCAACAATTTTTGTTCCTTCAGCTGCAACAGTGGCATCATAGTTTTCTGTAGTAACTACAGGAGGGGTTCCGCTAGATCCAGGTGTCTTTGTGATTTTTTCTTTTCCAAGACTTATACCCTTGTCTGTTATTTGGTCTTTAATAGCCTCTGTAACAACGTCCTTAGTTGTTTTTGCTTGTTTAAAAGGGGAAGACTTCATTTTATACCCTTTCATCTTACTCGGAGAAGGCATAGTGCGAGTCGTATTGTTTCCGTCAACTCCAGCCGGTCCTACATTTAATAAAGGCTCTTTTGTTTTGAACATGCCGCTTTTGACTCTGGCTGTAATTGGTTTGTTATTCATCTGTCTTGGTATTTGTTGTTTTTTCTGTTTCTTTTGTTTTATCGTCATCGGTGGGCTTATTGCCGTTATTAACATTAGGATCTAAATCCGTAGCTAATGGCTCTGGGCCTCCGGGATCTACTGGAGTAATAGCTTCTGGTGGGCTAAAGCCTTCTGACATAGCCGAACCAACATCAACAAACTTTTTTGCCGCTCTACCCGCGCCTGTAACCAATGCTTCATTTATTTTTAAAGGCGATCTTGACTTTTGGGTTATAGGCCTACTCTTTCCTAAGTCTCCACTATATCCGTCTTGGAAATAAGCTTCACCTCCGTAAAAGTTTTTCTTTATTTTAGCAGGGCTAGTTATGTTGCCAAACCTTTTTTCTGCTCTAGCTAAACTACCTGGCTGATCACCACCTTGCCCTTGTCTTGGACCGGGTGCTGATTTTTCTTGAAACCCGTGTTGGTTTCTTTTGCCTAGCCTATTTGCTTCGCCTCTAAAATTTAATCCCATAATTATGATTGTTTGTATGCTTCGTTTTCCCACTCAAAATCAGGATGCC